CGCGCACTCGCCCTTATTTGCCGCGCATCTTGTTCATGACGTCGATGATGTTGCCCTCAGGCGTCATCATGCCCTTGCGGACCTTCGCAGCGCCGCCCTGAGCCTTCTTGATCGGCGCCTGACCCTTACGTGTCTTGCCAGCGCCGCCAGCCGCGTAGCCCATCGGAGAGCCGCCACCCATGTAACCCATCGGGTCACCGCCCATAGCCATAGCGCGCGTCACCTTCGACGCTTCCATGTCCTTCGAGCCAGAAGCCATCGTGCCACCGTTCATTTTCTTAACGGGCTTGCCACCTTCAGCATAATCCATCATGCCGCCGGCCATTTTCTTAACGGGCCGTCCACCTTCAGCATATGCCATCGGTCCACCGTTCATCTTCTTGGCCGGCTTCATCGGCTTACCAATGGCGATCATGACAGCCAGACCGTCCTTCGGCTTGGCTTTGCCACCCTTCTTCATGCCGCCCATTTCGGTGGCCAGCTTGCGTGCGGTGTCCGATGACGTCTGGACGCCGCCCTTAGCAAAACCCTTTACGCCGCGCCCCTTGAGGACGTCAGCCTGAGTGACCTTACCATCACCGGTAAGATCGGGCATCCCGCCCTCAGCCATCTTCATCTTCTTCATCTCTTCGCCCGTTAGGCGCGAATTGCGGTTGCCTGCGGCAAATCTGGCGGCATCCTCTTTCGAGACCGTCGCCTTCTTAATCATCTCGTTCTGCGCCTTGGCAGCGGCGAGGTCAGCTGGCGTCGGCATCGGCTTCTTCACCGGACCGCCAACCTTATAGGTCGGGATCGGACGGGCGTTCGCGCGCTGCTGCAGCGCCTTCGCACCGTTCGGCTGGTTCGGCATGGGCTCAGCAATCGCCGGGCCGAAAATCGCGCGAGCTTTTGCCCGCAGATCAGTCATCTTCATTGAAAACCTCCAAGGTTCCGCAGGGCCTCTGACTGCAGCTTCATTGCCGCAATCTTTTCTCTCGATGCGCGATTCGCCGCGTCAGTCTGAGCTTCCATCTGAGCCTTCGCAAGCTCCACCTGAGCATCGCGCTCGTTATCCGCCTGTTTAATCTGCAGCTTCTGCATCTCAACCTGCGCCATCTGATCGACCTCAGGCTGCGGCTTATACATCGGCGCCAGCTGCTGCATAGCCTGCGCAACCATGACCGCCAGCTGGTTCTCAAGCTCCGGAGGCATTGGCATGCCCGGAGGCGGCAGCGGCTGGCCAATGATCTGCTCGACCTGCTGACGCATCTTCAGCGCCAAGTGCTCGTTGATGTGCGCCTGCAGAATCGGATTATCCTGCGCAATCGGCGCGTGTGCCGCGATGTGCGCGTCGTGATCCTGATACGCACCCGCCACCAGCGGCATGCCCACAATCGCGTTCTGATTCTCCGTCAGCGGATCCAACGGACGCGGCTTCTGACGCTCCGGCGCCAGAATCAATTCAATCTTCTCAGGCGCAACGCCCATCTCGACGTACATCTGCCGATACGCTTCCCGCAGATTGTGCTGGTCCGGCTGCTGCGTCGCAAACCGCAGCAACGCCTCGGCCCGCATCATCCGCTGGGCCGACGATGAAATGTTCGGATCCGACACCGGGATCACGTCAATGTTATTCGCGAAATCCTCGCGCATAATCGCCGCCATGCCGCCCCGAACCGGGAACGGATACGGCTCATCCGGCAGATACTTCCCGAACAGATCCGCAATCAGCTTCAGTTCGCGGGTAAACGCCCTGTGGCAGCGCTTCAGCGTCGCCGACTGCAGACGGGTCGCAGCCTCCATCAACGCCACTGTCGTGCCTACAGGCGCGTCCTGACGCCCCTCGCCGACCGCAATCTCCGTCGTGTTCGCCAGATTCCGGGCCGCCTCGTAGGTTTCCTTCAGCAGCGCCAGCGATACCTGCGACGGCTCCTTATACGGCATCGTCATGATCGCGTTCTGGATCGGCAAGCCGCCGGTATCGATCTCACGGAACTCCGTCGGACCAATCCCGATGTTGTTGTCCTCCAGCCGCATGCCCTTCACACGCAAGCCGCCCGGAAAGTTATTCAGCGTGCCCGCATCAATCAGCTGGCGGCGGATCGACGTCGCCGTCTTCGCCGAATTCCCCAGCAAGTGCGCATAACCCAGACCGTAGAACCCCACCCCCGGCATGAACTTATAGTGCGTGAACGGGTTCTTCCGCTGGAACGTCGGATCCCCCTCGTCGTAGTTCCGATAAACCGACAGAACCTTCCGGGTTCCCTCTTCAATCGTCACGACATACGGCAGCGGGATGCCATCCTCGTTCTCATACCCCACGAGGTTCAGATCCGCGTACACTTCGTAGATCCGGTACTCCTCAGTGCCCTCAGCACCCGGCTCCACGCCCTGAACGCCGTCCACTTCCGCCTGAATCGGCGTCTGCGAGCTATCGTCCGCCTGCGGATCACCCAGATCGATGTCGCGATACACGCCCGCCAGCTGCGCCAACCGGAAATTCCGGCGCGACATCGGCGTTATGTGGCAGAACCGCGGGCTGGTCGCCAAATCCGTCGTGCCATACGACGCAATAAAGTTATCCGGCAGCACGAAACGGCTCACCGGACGCCCCAGAAGCCGATCCTGATACGTCTTCTTAAACGTCGAGCCCACCAGCGGCAGCCAGAACAGCATCTGGTCGAATTCTTCGTAGAATTCCGGCGCCAATTCCGTCAGATACAGGTTCATGAACTGCTGCACCCGGGACGCCTGCGCCTCCAGCTGCTCGTTCGCGACCCCAATCACCTGCGTCTTCACCGGGCCAGCCGCCGGCATCAACTCACCAGCGGCCACAGCCTGCCAGCGCACCACAGCCTCAGCCATCAGCGGGTCATAGACGCCGCACGCGCCCTTGAACGGCGTCTGGCGGTCCTCAATCTTCAGACCCATCAGCTTGATGCCCTCAGACATCGTCGCTTCCCAGTCCCCACGCGACTGCTTGTCTTCCTCGACACCGCTCAGCAACGTCTCGCCAAGCGTGTTCATGTCCATGTCGTCCATGTACAGCGCCAGATTCGCGTCAAACGGCGCGTCTTCCAGCCGCTCTACCTCCGGCTCGAAATCAATCTCGACCCCGCCGTCGTCCAGTTCCGTGAACTCCGCGCCGTCAACCATCGCCGGGCCGTCGTCGTCGATCTCAATATCGGCGGCATCCAACGGCAAATCCACATCGACGCCGCCAATCCCCTCGAACGCAGGGCGGAGCGTGTCAGCGAGCGATGTCGGTCTGCGTGCCATGACTATCCTTACCAATAAAACTCAACACGCTCAAGCGGCGTGTCATACACGGGTTCATACGGATCTTCCGTGTTCGCCACCCAGCCACTCTGCTTAATCCGCAAAAACGCCATCGTCATCGTGTCGACCCAGTCCCGCGAATCCGCCGCCGGAAACTGCACGCACTGCTCCATAAAATCCCGCGCCCACGGCCTCAACTGATCCGGCGAATTCTTCATCGTCGGCAGCCATACCCGACCGTTCTCAATCAAATCCGTCACAAGCCGCACACGCGCAATCTTATCGCCGAACTTATCCGGGTTAAACGGCGTCGCCACAATCCCCGCTCTCCCCAGATCCTGTATCAGCATCTGACCGTTCGCCTTCGCCTCCACCAGCACCGTATCCGGCGCCCTTTCCCGCGATGCCTTGATCGGCATCTTATAGTTATCGTCCCGATAGTCCGTCGCCATCCGCTGCACCATGCGCCTCAGAATCGGCCACTCAGCCCGCTCCCGCCACACACTCAGCAAAATCAGGTTCGGAATCCCATTGTCGTCGTCAAACACACCCCACGTCGTCGACGCGCTAAACGCCGACGTCTTATTCGCCGTCAGCGCCGTGTCCCACGCCTGCAAAACATACTTCACCTTCGGCGGCTCGGGGGAGCGCCACCACTTAAACCACGTCTGATCGATGATACCCCCATCATCAACCACCGGGTTCTGCTGATACAACGACGACCAGATCCTAGACGTCGTCGATGGCTGGCGGCGGATGTTCTCAAGTTCCTCTTTCGGGAACTGCTCCGGCCACAGTGCATCCCCGGGCTTGCGCCCAAGAATGTCCTTATCCACCGCCATAGCGGGCAATATCACCCGCTCCCACTTCTCCCCCTCACCATCCCTCTCCGCCTGATCCAGACGACCCATGTGGTCACCCAGATGCCAGCGCGTCCCAATCAAAACTATCGGCGTGTCCTTGTTCTTCCGACGCGTGAAAAAATCCGCGCCATACCACGACCACAACTTGTTACGCTCACTCTCACTCTCCGCCGCCTGAATCCCAGACAGCAAATCGTCCCCAATCAATATGTCCCCACGGCGACCCGTCACGTTCGCGCCAACAGCCGTCGCGTGATAACCACCCGTCCCCGTCGTCATCCACTCCCCAGCCGCCGTCTTATCCGCACTAATCCCAACGCCCGGGAACAGCCGACGGTGCTCGTCTCCCTTGATGACGTTGCGCACCTTCAAACCAAACGAATCCGACAACTCTTGTTTATGGGTGGCGAATATGACGTTCCGGTCAGGGTTTTTCGACAAATAATACGCCGGGAAATAGTGCGACGCCGCAAACGACTTCCCGTGACCCGGAGGCATGCTAATCATCAAACGGCGGATCTCACCGCGCGCAACCGCATCCAGCTTCTCACACACCAACCGCAAATGCGGCGGCGGCGCTAACCCACTCACATACTCAACATACTTCGCAAACGACGATATAGCCTCCTCGCGGGAAACCAACTCCGCCAGCAATTCATCCAGCGTCAGGTCGTCGTTCATCCGGCAGCCAAATCCGCGCGCTGCTGAGCATCCACTATACGCAGATACTCGTCCATCCAAAACGCCGCGTACTGCGCCATCTCCGAATGGCGCCGATGCATTCGATGCAACTCCGCCTCCAACTTCGCAATCCGCGCGTCCTTCTCCGTCTCAGTCATCGCCATCCCCAATCCCACGAACCAACGTCGCCTCAATCACATTCACAGGCCTCGCACGATCCGCAACCATCGCCCTGAGCGTCGCCAAATCCAGATCCTTCGCACTCACCGAGTGGTTCACATTCACCGTCTGATCCAACATCCCCAGCAACTGCGCCTGCGTCTTCACCGCACTAATCGCACTCGGATACGCACCCTTGTCCATCGCCGCCTGAACCACAGCCTGCAACTCATCCAAAAACAAATCCCGCGTGTATTCCCGGCGCTCAACCTCAACCCCCGAAGCCTCAGCCGCCATAATCAAACGCTGAACCTCAGGCCGCGCAAGCTGCCTCGATGCAACAATCGACATGTTCAACTCAGGACTCGTAATCCCAGCCCTGACACACGCAATCTCAGCCGCGTTCCCTTTCTTCAACGCACGCTGCTCAACATAAACACGCGCGAAAATCGCATCCCGATCCTCAGCGGTTATCGTGTCTAAATCATCCATGCCAGCAAACATAATCATCCAAACCGTTCAGCGCAATAAATTATTATATATGGAACCACAGTTAAAACGAAAGGGGGGTGTTTTAGGGGGTGGGGGGTCGGGGTGTGGCCGGAACGGATTTGGAGCGAAATGTGGGGGAGAGTGGGTATATATAGGATAAAAGCTGCGGCTCGCGGGCGCGAGTGGGTGGGTGGGGGTGCGCGGGCAGTGCCAGAGCCGCCCCCAGCCGGAAACGGGCAGGGCATTGCACCACATCCGGCTGAATATATGTCCGCATCTGGTGATGGTTGTTGACGTTTACGGTTGACGCTATTGCTGATTGCGGTATTTCTGGCGGCGCGGCAACGGTGCCGCCTGAGTGGAAAGGGAACCAGATGCTTAATTCAGTCACTCTCGAAGTCACCTTCGCCGAGTATCTCCGCATCAAGATGGCTTTGAACGCCGCAGCATATGAAGCGCGGGCTGAAGCCCTGAAGGGTGCGCGGGCTGGCAACGCCGCGATGCAAGAGCATTACGAAGGCGACTATGCCGCTGCCGCCGCTTTGATCGAAAAGCTCACCGGCCAAGCCCACGCCTAACCACCACAGGGCCGGCCACAGCGCCGGCCCGCCACCACGAAAGGAACGACCATGACACGCACCACCATTGAGCAAGCCGACGGCACCCTCTGGCTTTGCTGCGACACATATTGGCCACGCCAACGCAACGTTCCGGGCCGCGAATATTGGGTGAGCTACCTGAACGGGCCAGCGACAACCATGCCCGGAAGGGTCGTCGGGTTCTATGCCAGCAGCATGGAAGACGCGCACAAGAAGCTTGGCCTTGCCTGAACCATCCCTGAAAGGAACCAGAACCATGACACGCAAAGATTATGTGATGATTGCCGCCACCATCAGCGAGCTACTGGCCGACATTGAGCGGGAGTCCTCCCCTATGGCCGTTTGCGCCAGCACCCGCGCGGCACTTGCTGGAGAGCGCCTAGGCGTTCGCACTGTGGCGTTGCGGCTGGCCGACCAGCTGCACAGCGACAACACCCGCTTTGACCGCACCCGGTTCATCGAGGCTTGCGGCCTGACCGCCTGACCACACCGGGGGAGGCGCGAACCTCCCCCATCACATTGCAATGTGAAGCAAGGGAAACATTACCATGAGCACCACCACCTACACCGCTTCCGCCTATTTTCTCGGCAAGTATCGCCCGGTTTACGTTACTGGCGACACGCCGACGCAAGCCCTCGCGCGTTTGGCCGAACGTATCGCCGACGCTCCCGACGCTTTGCGCGACCGTTTGCAGAGCGTTTGGGATATGACCACGCGCAATGGCTGGGGCCATTGCACCGCCACCACGTCGGAATATGGCACCTACGGCGTTTCATGGCGCGAAGGCATTACTTGGGAGCCTCTGGCGGCAATCGTCGCTGACCTGCCCGAATGCCCCGGTGTTCGTTATTAACGTCGAAACGCAAAGAGAGGAACCAGCATCATGGCCAAGATGACAAACGCTGATTACGCCGCATTGCAGGCAGGCTATGCCGAGAGCGAGCGAGTCGCCCGCGACGGGGGCCGAGCCCGGTATATCAACCCCCACCCATGGGGCAGCCGCCTGCACCGCATGTTTGAATTCGGGTGTTACGTGCACGAGAAGGGCCTTTGGCTGGGCGCACAGGATTACTGGCAAACCGGGAGGGGTGGCACGTTCGCCTCGCCGGCAGGCACCACCTATCGCCTTTGGTGCGATAAATCAGGGCTGGGGATACAGCGCATCGCCTGATAGCTCAGCCCCACCCCCACTAGCCCGCCCTAACCCGGCGGGCTTTTCTTTTGCCCTGCCGCAGCGCCCCAGAGGCACCGCGCAGCGCCTGTCCGGCATTGAACCGCATAGGCAGGCCCGGACGCCACGAACGGCGTTCAGCGGGCTTTAAAATCGGCCATGCCGCCAGAGCATGTCTGGCCCGGTTGAACAGCATAGGCCGGCCCGCACATCGCTCAGCACCACCCGCCGCCAGAGCCTGTCACCCGGCTGAATTAACGGATGAAGCGCCGGTTTAACGTAACGTGCAGTAATACAGTCTAAGCCGCTGATTTCATTGCATAAAACGTTTTTTCAAACGGAAAAACGCCAAATAAAACGGCCTCTGTATGAGTCCCAAGCCTTTGTTTTTATATCTCTTTTCCTTATTATTATTATAAATAAAACAGAAAATAAATATATAACCCCAGTAGGATTTTTAATGTGTTGGTTAACTAATACAGGGGGTATGGCTATATCTATAGGGCTCTATATTTTTAAAATCCGTTTTATTTTCACATTAACGGCCGTTTTGTCCTGTGTTTTGAAGAGGTTATCAATCATACAGCCCCTGTATGTTTTTTGCCGTTTTCCGTTTGTTTCGTTCGTTTTCAATGGCTTAGTCCGTATGATTAAGGGTTTCTTAATAAATAGGTTTTCCCGTGTGATTGCAGTGACTTAGGTGTTTTGTGATACAGTGTATCATACAGGCTTGCGTTGATTTTCGTATAAATCCGGCATCGGTTATAAATACATCCGTTTATGCTGCTGATTGTAGTTGCAGAAAAACACTGACGCGATTACGGATGCGTAGCGGTTTCTTGACGAGCCGCTGAACGTAGGGAGCATGTATGTTTGTTGGTAAGAGCAGCCCTTGGGGCATTGTGCAGGACGAAGAGACCATCGCAGAGGGCATCGTGTATGTATCGACTGCATCGCATGGCGGCATCTGGGTAAGCCCGGAATTGTTGGGCCGGGTGCAGGAGGCAATGCGCGATTATGCGGCTTACTGGTCGGGTTCGTCGTGCTGGTATGAGGAGGATTGCGCCGCGCAGTGCGTGGTCGTTTCTTTCCCGGAACACTTCCCGGCGGAACAGGTGGAGCGCGCGCAGGCGATTGTTGACCGTTATGTGCTGAAGGTGGCGGCATGAGCGGGGGTCACGCACCGGGGCCGTGGACGTATGAGGGCGACCACACGCACCGCCAGTATAACATTCGGATGCTGGGCCACATGATCGGCGGTCACATTTGCACCGTCAATAATCTGCCAACGGATGTTTTGGCGAACCGTGATCAGGGTATTGCAGCAGCCAACGCCGCGCTGATTGCCGCCGCGCCTGATCTGTTGGCGGCACTGGTGGAACTGGACGCATGGGCCATGAACGAAAGCGGCGCCGGTTATCCAAACGGAACATTCGAAATTGTCCGGGACGCGCTGCGGAAGGCGGGTGCGGCATGACCGAAAGCCGCCTGCAATCCGCGCTGGCCGTTGCCGCGCTGGTAGTCATCGTCGCCGTTCTGGCGCTTATCTGAGGGAGATTGTGTGATGGGTTGGATTATCGTTAGCCGCGAGACGGGTAAGCCTGTGCTGGAGACGTTTTCGTCTCGGACGGCGGGTGCTGTGGATCGTGCGCGGTATGAGGTTTTGACGGCGCTGCAGTGGCTGCAGCGGTTTAACGCGACAGCGAAGGGGAATTAAGATGAGCGAATATAACGGATGGACGAACTACGCGACATGGCGCGTTAATCTGGAGATGTTCGACAGCTATGACGGCGCGTCGGATAACGATCTGGACGCCTACGATCTGGGCCAGAGCCTGCGGGAGATGGCGCTGGAGACGGTGGCGGAACAGGCTTCCGGGCTGGCGCTGGACTATGCCGAGGCGTTCCTCTCGGATGTGAACTGGCGCGAGATAGCGGAACACATGATCGAGGATTGGCGCGAGGAGGCGGACGCATGAAACGGAATGTTTTGGACACGCTGTATTCCGTTAATGAAACGCTGATCGATGCAGCGGACACGCTGGAAGGCGCGGCTGGCGCATATATGCGCGTCTTGGCTCGCGAAACGAGGGCCGCGCGGGTGTCTGTCTCTGACCTGCTGGAGGCGCTGGAGCGGGCAGAGGCGTTTATTGACGGGTTCGAGGATGATGACACGCAGGAAGGTGTCACGGAGATGCTGGCGGCTATTAGGGCCGCGCTAGCGAATGCGAAGGGAGAGTGAAATGACGAAGTCTATTACGAAGACGCTACGTGAAGTGGAGCTTGCGTTGGCCTATGCAGCTGATGCGCTGGAGGCACCGGCCGGTGCCAATATGCGCGAGGTAATGCACGACCTGAGGGGGGCGCATTTAACTACGGTGCGGTTACTGGCGTCTCTGGAGCATCTGGTTGAGAGGCATGGCGCGTTTAGGGACTCACCGTCTTGGGACGGGCTAGACGAAATGCATCAGGACGATGCTCGCTGGCAAATTGCGAATGCGAAGGGGGAATTGAAATGACGGGACAGCAGGCATTGCAGGCGCTGGACACGGCGATTGCGGAGCAGGAGCGGGCGCGGTGGGTTCATGCCCGCCGGGTGCGTGACGAGGCCGCGCAGGTGGCGCGTGAGGCGCTGGCGCGGTGGTCGCGGCTGGACAGGGAGCGCGTGAGATGATGGCCGAGATACTGGACATGCTGACCGAGTGCGCGGAATATCTAGACCGCTATGCCGACTATGAGTCAGACGGCTATGGCGGCATGGAGCCGAATAGCGCGGCGCGGTTGCTGTATGACGTGCAGCAAATGATTAACAGGGTAGAGGGGACGGAGTGATGGGTTATCGCAGCGATGTAACGTTCGCGTTTTATCCGCGCGACACGGTGAAGGCTTGGCTGGAGCGGCACTGGCCACAGGACTGGTGCCACCTTGAGGAAACGGAGGACATGGTTCTGGTCAGTTACCGCGATGTTAAGTGGTATGATGACTTTGTGTTCGTCCGGGAGGCGACGGCGGCGGTGGACGCCTTCGAGCGCGCGTTCGAGGCGGACGAGAACACGGCGCGGGCACACTGGGAGATGGCGCGGATAGGCGAGGACGATGCAGACGCCGAGCGCGATGGTTCGCCGTATCACGACTGTCGTCTGGGCATCCGGCGGGAGATTGTCTGGTGAAGGCAAGCACAGGCAAGCGCGTGATCATCTACGACCGCAGATTTATGTGGTGGGATGGGCAGAAGCTGACGCCTGTGCGCCTGTCTGAGAAAGCGCGGGCGCACCTGTCGCAGGTGAAGGCGGTGATTGCGCGGGGAACCCCGGTGCCGGAGATTTTCCCGGCGCTAGCGGATCGCAGCAATGAGGAACTGGCGCAGCGGCTGGACGTGGATCGAGAGACTGTCCGGTTGTGGCGCAAGGACACGGGGCTGCACCGCCCTCGTGGGCCGAGAACGCTGCCGGCGCCGGGCCAGTATGACGAGACGTTGACTCTCTCGGAACTGGGGCGGGCGTGTGGCTGGGGCTGTCTATCGAGATTTGGCGAGGCGCTGAAGAAGAACCGGCCAGAGATACACGCGCGGGCTGTGGCGAATGGTCGAGCGCGGAGCATGGGCCACCTGAGGCAGATGAAGAAGGAGAAGGGGGAATGACGCGACCCGTCTACGAAAGCGATGCGGATCGCGCCAATCAGGCGGGCGTCATCGCCAAGCTGGAGCGCGCTTTCGGGTTGACGGCCACTGCGCCCAGAGACCCGTTCGCTCCATACGATGTCGTGTTCCGCCGCCAGCCGAGACCCCGTGTCGTTGAGATCAAAGTGCGTAGGAATGAGCGCGCGCGATACGAAACCTATCTGCTGAGTGAGCATAAATACAATGCGCTCTGCGCCATCGACGCGAGGGGCGCTGACGCCCTGCTGGCGGTGCAGTGGACGGATGAACTGGGCATCGTTCAGGTGCCTGTCGAACACACGGTATCCACCGGGGGCCGCTATGACCGGGGCGACAGCCGCGATGTCGAGCGCGTGGTGCTGATACCGACGAGAAGTTTTATCACCGTGACGGAGTGAATGAGATGATTGCGACTGCGACATACGAGAGCGACGACCTGCGGGTGACGTTCGTCTGCCAGATGGAGCGCGCCGACTACGGTGTGCCGCGCTCACCATCATGGTGGGAGCCTGTGCAGGAGACCGCTGAGATAGATGAGCTTGAGATACTGGGCGTGTCTGTGGATGCGGCGGCGCTGCCGAAGGATTTGCGTGACGCGATTTACGGACTGACTGACGGAATCGATTGGGAGGGGGAAATATGAAACACCATGAATTCAATCTGTGCTTCGGCATCAGGGCCGAGGATGAGACGGAGGCGTGGGCGCAGTTGGGTGACCTACTGTCGTCGATCTCGCGAGATCAGTTGATCAGCGCGATGCACTTGGAGAAGCCGGGCGACCTGACGGCGCGCGATGCTGGCCGGGCGCTGCGTGTGCTGGACAATCTGGTGGATGCGTTCGACGCCTTCACGGATGACAGCATCATACCGGGGCGCCTGTATGCCGAGATGGAGCGGGCGCTGGACTTGCTCCGGGAATACGGCATGCGGCCAGCCGCGAAGCACTGAGAGGGAGGGGGAGCATGACTGAGAATGAAACGATTGCGGCTGCGGCTGGGGCGTTTGACAGGCGCGATGCGTTGAAGGCGCAGATGGATGCCGTTGACGCTGAGATTGCGGAGTTGGTGAAGCACTACAGCGTGGCGATGCGGATGTGGGGATTCACCCCGCTGATGCTGCGCCGTGCGGTGGAGGCGCGGATGGGCCGGAGGGCAGGCTGATGGCAACGGCGCTGGGTATGCTGGGCGCACTGGCGGCGGTCTATGGGATTGCCGTGGCGCTTGACCGTTAGAGAATAATTTTGCTGACAGGCTTGTCAGTTTAATTTGAAACTGTAGCATTGGCGACCCCCGCGTTTGACGGCGCGGATACAGAGGGATAATATCGAAATGACCGGGAATTGTGGCGATGTCCAAGGCTTGCCTAAAAACCACAAGAGCGGCGGGAGGCGTGCTCCCCCCTGTTCCCCCGCCGTATCCGTCAAGTCCCGGTCATACACAATCCGTGACATCAAGGATCGCCTGAGCCCGTCTCACATTGAGGCGCTGTGCCGTGACTGGTTGCCGGGTGGCAAGCGGCAGGGTGGTTGGTATCTGGCGTGTGCGCCGTGGCGCGACGACCGCAACCCATCGTTGGGCGTATCGTTCAGCACTGGGCGCTGGCAGGACTTCGCGACCGGCGAGAAGGGCGACATGATTGACCTGTCCATGAAGCTGTTTGGCGACAGCCTGCAGGAAACGATTGCTGGGTTCGCTGAGATGTTGGGTCTGACCCATGCGTAAAGTAGACCTGAAGGCGCTGGCGATTGCTGAGGACATCACGGCTAAGGCCGAGATTGTCACGCCGATGCCTGAGCCGGTGGTGATCCCGGACTCGCTGCGGAAGTCTCTCGGCCCGGAGCCTGATGCGATGTGGATTTACCGCATGGCTGATGGCGCCGCGTTTGGGGCGGTGGCACGGTGGAATCCGCCGGGTGCGCGTAAAGAGATCCGCCCGATTGTCTGGGACGGCAAGAAGTTTATCACGTCCGGGTTTGGCAAGGGGCGACCGCTGTATAACGGCGACCTGTTGGCGGCGTCGCCGACCTGCCCGGTGCTGATCGTCGAGGGCGAGAAGGCTGCCGATGCTGCAGCGCAATATGTGCCTGAGGGCTGGGTCATTACGACGTGGCAGGGCGGGGCGAAGGCTGTCGACCAGACGGACTGGAGCCTGCTGGCTGGGCATAGCTGCGTGGTCTGGCCGGACAACGACACGCCGGGCATCGAGGCGGCGCTGGAGATCCAGAAGATACTGGGTGAGCAGCGCGTGCCGGTGTCGATTGTGACCCTGAGCGTGGTGTTCCCGGACGGCTGGGATCTGGCCGATGCGCTGCCGTTGAAGGTGAAGCCGCAGCAGATCACGGACATCATGCGCCGGGAACTGAAGCGCGCGGCGGTGCCTGAGGCGACGGTTGCAGCGGTTGAGGCGATTGAAGATCCCGACGAGAATGCCGCACGCGAGTGGCGTCCGCTGGGCTTTGACCACGACACGTATTATTTGCATCTACAGAATCGGCAGCAGGTGATTGAGTTTCACATTGACCGCCTGCGGACGAAGGCTGGGTGCCTAGCGGTTCATTCCGATAAAAACCACTGGGCGTGGCTGCAGGGGAAAACGGACATCAAAAGCATCGACTGGGAAGAAGCTGGTTCAAAGGTAATCAAGCAGTGCGATGATGTCGGCGTGTATCACCCGGGCCGCCTGCGCGGACGGGGCGTCTGGATGGACGACAAGGATGGGCCGCGAGCTATCCTGAACTCCGGGAATAAGCTGCTGGTGGCGCGTCCCGACTGTGAGACGCGAGAGGTGAAGCACGTCCGACTGAAGAGCCGTTACAACTACACGATGGAAGCCGACCTGATCTTGGATGTCGATAAGTTTGACGTGCGCGCGACCGACGACGATGGCCGCATGATCCGCGAACTGTGCAACAAGGTGCGCTGGGAAGCGCCGATTCACGGCGACCTGCTGGCCGGCTGGATTGCGACGGCTGTGGTGTGCGGCGGACTGGACTGGCGAACGCACGTGTGGCTCACGGGAAACCAAGGTTCAGGGAAGTCCACGGTCGTGGAAATGGTGGGGATGTTTCTCGGAACCGTGGCGATTTACCCTTTGGGCGCCACGACCGAGGCCGGTATCCGGCAATGGATCGGGAACGATTCGATACCGGTGGTGTTCGACGAAGCGGAGAATGGCGACAAAGAGGCCAAGATGGCTTCGGCGGCGCGTCGTAAGGCCGTGATGGATCTGATGCGGCAGTCGTCGAGCGAGACCCGGGGACGGATTCTGAAGGGGTCTGCGAACCATCAGGGGCATTCGTTCACGATGCGGTCGTCGTTCCTGATGTCTTCGATTGGCGTGGGTCTTAAGGAAGCTGCCGACCTGACACGCACGGCGGTGCTGACGATCAGGCCGCTGGAGTCGTTCACGGCTGAGGAGCGGCGCAAGAGGGAAGAGGACTTCAAAGACTTCGTGGCCATGACCTTGGAGATCCCGAAAGACATGCCGCAGCGGCTACTGACGCGCCAGTTGGAAAACCTGTTCACGCTGCGCCACAACATCTCGGTCTTTAAGGAGACGATTGCCACGGTGCTGGCGAACCGGCGCATCGGCGATCAGATTGGGACGCTGCTGGCTGGGTGCTACAGTCTCTACAGCACGAAGAAATTGGATATGAAGCAGTGCGAGAACTATCTGAGCACGATAAACCTTGAAGAGTTCCTGACGGTGAAGTCGGAACGTGAAGACAAGGTGTTGCTGAATCACATCGTGCAGGCGACGGTGCGGGTTGAGACGGCGCAGGGCATGCAGGATCGGACCATCGGGGAACTGCTGCTGATCTGCTTTAAAATGGATGAACATTCGGATGTGCGGCTGAAGGTGGCCGACGACACGCTGGCGCGTTACGGGCTGAAGGTCGAGCGCGAGTATGCCGTTCCGACGGGGGTGTGGATCGGCCAGAGCATCACGTCGCTGAATAGAATTATGGATGCGTCGGTCTATCACGAGGGATGGGTGGGCGTGTTGTTGCGCCACCCTGCCGCGAAGAGGAGCGTAAACTCGGTCTACTTCAAGGGGACGATGTCGCGCGCGATTTTTATGCCGAAGGAAGAGTGGCCAGTAGGGGTATGGGACCGATGAAGAAGGTTAGCGGGCAGGATTTAGCGCGTAAGATGGTGCGTGCTTGGCCTGATGATGTGCTGATGACGCGCGAGCCGCACGAGTTGGCGTATACGTATGGTGTGAGTCGTTCAGAGGCTGAAAAAATATTCAAAGAAGAACGTTTGCGCCGTGATTTATGAGTTGAAACGGCGGGTAGAACCCGTAGAGTATGAAAAAACCGGAGGACAGAATGATGTTTAAAATTGAAGATGGTTACGAGATCCCTGCGGAGCGGCAACCCCGCAAGCGCCGGGCGAAGTATCCTTGGAACGAACTGAATGTGGGCCAGAGCTTCTTCGTTGACGGCGCGAAGCTGCGCTCGATGAGTAGCACTGCGTCACACGCTGGTCGTCGTTTGAGTCGTAAGTTTGTTGTGCGTAATGCTGAACATGGCGTCCGCGTTTGGCGTCTTGACTGAGGAGGAACATCATGAAGAAACTGATTATCGCCGCTGTGATTGCAGTGACCGCCGCCACCCCGGCGCTGGCTTTGGCGAGCTACCTCGTCGCTGAGTGGTATGCCAATGGCAATCACTTCTGCCGATACGACAACGGCACTGTGCTAAACGTCGGCTATCGCATCTGCCCGCTGAAGATTGAGGGGTAACTATGTCGGGCCGATACCTGCTGGCAGTCATGGTCGCGACGTTTGCGACTGCGATCTTCCTGATCGTCCGCAACAAGGCGACCGAGCAGGAGACGCTGGGCATGCTATACGATGACGACATCTGGCCATGAGTAGCCGGGACATCCCCCTGCACCAGTATGTCTGGGTGTCGAGCGCCCTGATCCGGCGCGACGGGGAGGGCTGGGAGCCTGCGGTGTGGTTCGCCATACGCAGTGAACCGGGTCGGGCTTGGGGTTGCCACGTCATGCTGGAGTGCGGCGCCGTTTACCGCGGTGTCCCACCTCATGCGATTGCGTTCAGTCCCAAGCCCGGTCAGCCACACTGGACGCTAAGGCAGGCGCAGGTGTGGGATTGCTACGGCCACGGGTTCGACGTCGTGCGCTATGCGTATCTCTCGGATCTCACGGCGCGCTATGACTGCACCGATCACCGGGCGCGGTATCTGTTCACGGCTTGCCCGCGGGACGATGGGTTCAGCGCGGCGCCGGAGCAGAGCAAAGAGTTTATGTTCATGCGGACGGAGGGGGACAGGCTCCTGATCCGACCGACGAATATGCTGCTGTTCGAGGAGCGCAGTTTCACTGAGGACACCGGCTGGCCGAGCAATCTGGCTACGTCCAGCGAGATATGGAGGTGCGAACGATGACTATTCTGATTGCACTTGCTCTGCTGGCAGCTATCTTTGCCTTGATGCACGTCGAGGGTAAGCTGCGCCGTGAGCTTCACGAGCTAAAGATGGAATGCGAGACGATGTTCCATCGCGACCGGAAGACCGGGCGTATCGCCAAGGGTCGGCGCCAAGATTGATTAGAGCTTGGACGGGCCGGGAAGACTCTCCAACATTGGGGAGTCGGCACGTCGCCCCCCGCTGGCAGACCGGGCCAAGGTGTCTGCCAAACAAGGACATACAATGCAGCTTCGAGATTACCAAGAATCCGCCGTGCAGGCGGTGCGCGATAGCTTTCGCTCTGGTCACAAGCACACCCTGCTGGTCAGCCCGACCGGTTCGGGGAAGACAGTGATCTTTTCATACATCGCCGCCGGCATGGCCCGGAACAACAAGCGCATCCTGATCGTGGCCCACCGCCGCGAACTACTGAAGCAGATCAGTGCCGCCTTGAAGAAGGTCGGCGTGGCGCATGCGGTGATGACCGGCGGGTATCGCGGCGTGCCGACGGCGAACGTCGTCGTGGCATCCGTGTTCACGCTCGTGAAGCGAATCAAAGGCATGCAGCCGTTCGATCTTATCGTCGGCGACGAGGCGCATCACTTCACGCCTGACTCCAGCTGGGGCAAGGTCGTCATTGGTTTCCCGCGTGCCCGCGTATTGGGCGTCACAGCCACCCCTGAGCGCCTCGACGGCAAGGGGCTGGGTCAGATGTTCGACGACATGGTGATGGGCCCTACGGTGGCTGAATTGACCGCTCAGGGGTTCCTATCCCACGCCATCGTCTATGCGCCGAGCGCGCCGGATCTGAACGGGGTGGGCACGCGCATGGGCGACTACGTGCAGAAGCAGCTTGAGGAGGCGATGGTGAAGACCGTCATCACCGGGAGCGCAGTCAAGCACTACGGGAAATACGCGTCGGGCAAGAAGGCTATCGCGTTCTGCGTGAGCGTGAGGCACGCCAAGGATGTGGCTGCAGAATTCCGGGAGGCTGGCTACACGGCCAGCCACATCGACGGCGGCATGAATGAAGAGGAACGCGACGGCGTCCTGAAGGCGTTCGAGGAAGGCCGGGTGCAGGTGCTGACCAGCTGCGATCTGGTGAGCGAGGGCTTCGACCTGCCAGCGGTGGAGGTGGCGATCCTGTTGCGCCCGACGAAGTCTCTGGGCCTATACCTGCAGCAATGCGGGCGCGCGATCAGACCGCACCCTGACAAGGAGAGGACCATCATCCTCGATCACGCCGGCAACACGGCGCGGCATGGGTTCATCGACGACGACCGCGAGTGGACGCTGGCCGATGGTTTCGTTCAGGGGCGCGGTAAGGGCGACAAGGCTGAGACGGTGCGAACCTGCACCGCCTGCTTTGCCATGCACAAGCCAAGCCCGACCTGCCCGGTGTGTGGCCATGTCTATCCCGTGAAGCCGCGGATGGTGAAGCACATCGATGGCGATCTGGTGGTGACGTCCCGCGATGGTGAGCAGGACATGACGACCGCAGAGGGCGTGCTTCAGAATAAGTTCAAGGTGCTGACCAGTGTCGGGCGCAAGCGTGGGTATAAGAACCCCACGCTCTGGGCATACAATGTCATCTGCGGTCAGGAGGCTGCGCGCATTGCGAAGAAGGTGGGGACGCGAGCCGTTCCGACCACGAACGGGCTTACTCAGGAAGAGAGGGTGTCGATATGGAAGACGATAACGGGGACGAATCAGGGCTCGATGCGGTCTTGATACCACTCTCGCTGATACAGGCACTGTCAGTTGGCCTGCTGCGGGCACTGGATGAGTGGCAGGAAGAGCGCGGCATCGAGGAGATGGAGGCCAGCAGGTGCTTCGTGGCGATGGCCGCAGCGGTCAACGCCGCAATGGAATGCCTGAGCGGTGAGACGGAAGGGGTGACGTTGCAATGAGCATCGGTTATTTTTCGGATGAGTTCTGCGATGACCTGACGCGGTATATGAAAACAAAGCCGCAGGGGGCTGCGTTTTTCGGGCGGCTGCGCAAACGGCTGCAGTCACATGCAGTTCACTTTAAACTACCTGAGGACGGGTACGTGCTGCCAGATTCTGGTGACAGCGTGATCGTAGCCACAGATGTGTTGAAGCCACCGTTCCCAACTACCGTTATTGAATTCGTGACAGCCGACAGCGTGTTGAAGCCCGGTGAATTTCGATCCTCAAAACGTTTGGTTATGGCGGTTGATGAGGGTGACAGCGTCGTGCTCTTCCCCGCCTTTTTTAGAGACCACAAAGCTTGCTGGATACCGCCAGCGATCTACTGGCGGTTCTACTACGGTAAGGAGATCACGCTAAGCCGGTCGGAGGCGAAGGCTCTCACCGACGACATTCTTGCAGCGGGGGAGGTGTGGGATGGAGCGATTAGCAGCTGGATGTCTTTGGATCTCTACATCACCGACGAGTTGCGGAACCTAAACCAAGAACTGTCCGTTTACATGGACTTCTGCAAGGCTCTGGCGGAATACGACACCGAGTTCACCGACCACCGTCCCGACGCAGAGACCGCAAGGCAGCGCCGGATTCGTGGGAAGAAGCCGCTCTACACCTACAAGGTCATCACGATCACCGGGAAGCGCCGGGTGTCGGAGGTCAGCAAGGGCGGCACACACGCATCACCCGTCGCTCACCTGCGTCGTGGCCATTGGCGGACATACAAGTCTGGTCGCAAGTCGTGGGTCAGAGCCGCGATGATCAACGGCACGGACGGCATCGTGGTGAAGGATTACAAGGTGGAGTCACGGGCATGAGTACCGATTTTGAAGAGTGGCTACTCGTGCAGTCTGAGAGGCTTATGAGAGAGTGGATTACCACCGGCCCCTGCATACCCGCTAAGATTGCATTTGAAAAAACGGACAAAGGTGTAGCCATACATATTATGTATGATGAAACGAAACCTAAGGTTCGACACATCTCAATCGATGACATCCTTGATTGGAAGCCAACGGCATGAAAGAAGCAATCCTCCAAGCCGAGATCCGTCTCGCTCTGGGGCGGCGAACGGACATCATGATGTTCCGCATCAACGTGGGTAAGTTCCGCCCTCTGGACGGCGGGGCTCGCGTGATTCAGTCGGCGCCGGAGGGAACCCCGGACTTGCTGGGTGTCATTACCCCCGGTCGCGCGTTTGCCATCGAGGTGAAAGCACAGCGCGGTAAGCAGCGTCAGGTGCAGGCTGCGTGGCAGCTTGCATGGGAAAGGCGCGGCGGAATCTATATCTTAGCCCGCTCTCTCGATGACGTTTACAAGGGGCTTGACATAAAACCGTAGACAGCGGTATGCCTGTAAGCCCACAACAACAATACCGGAGGCATACATGGGAGCACTATCCGTCCGTGACCAGACGCACTGGCACGAGCTACGATCTCAACACATCGGCGCAAGCGAAGTCGCGGCGCTGTTCGACATGTCCCCGTTCACGACGCTATGGCAGCTGTGGATGGAGAAGTCTGGCAAGCTGCCGCCCGAAGATCTCTCGGGCAACAAGTCTGTTCAGGCCGGCACCTTCCTCGAAAGCGGCATCGCTAACTGGGCGGCGCACCGCTGGGACATGAAGATCGAGAAGGTCGTCGATTACTATACCGCGGATGACTGCCCCGGCATGGGCGCATCGCTGGATTTCCAGACGGACGGCGGTCACCCGGTCGAGATCAAGTGGTCGGCCCACGGTGACGGCTGGGAATACGAAGGTGACACGATCACCTGCGCTCCCGACAACTACGTCCTTCAGGTTCTGCACCAGATGGCTTGCACTGGCGCTGAGTATGGCTGGCTGATTGCGCTGATACGGAACGAGCCACGCCGCATGAAGGTTCCTCGCAGCGTGGAAATAATTTCGAAAATTAAATCTCATGTCGCGAAGTTCTGGGACAGCGTCCGGGCAGGCGAAGAACCACCGGTGGACTTCAATAAGGACGGAGACGCCGTGGTGCGCCTGCTGGACTTCGTGCCCATGTCTGAGGTCACGCTCACCACGGAGCATGCCCACTTGTTCCAGACGTATCAGGAGAACGCTGCGATTGAGAAGGAGGCCAAGGCCAAGAAGGACGCAGCGAAGACCGAGCTTCTGACTCTCAGCATCGAGGAGATGAAGAAGATGAACACGTCGCAGGACAAGGCCGTCGTGAAGTGCGGCGACCACAAGCTGTCGATCAGCACCATTAAGGCGTCGGTCGGCACTGAGATCACGGAGCAGATGATCGGCACGTTCTACGGCGCCCGCTCCGGCTACAAGAAAGTGACGGTGTCAAAGTGAAGAAAGAAGACGTGATGATGCGGGTAAACCGCGAACTGCTGGGCAAGCTGCGCTCAGTGGCTGCACGCCACCCGCTCAAGCCCACCCTGCGCGCCACCGTTGAGCGCGCGATTGAACTGATGATTGAAGATCTCGAAGAGGAACTGAGCAATGTCAACAAGTAACCTCCCGGCCAAACCGATGGACCGGTTCAAGCAGGAGCTCGCCATGCGCGAGAGCCACCTGCGCAGCCTGCTTCCGCAGGCCATGACCGTCGATAAGTTCCAAGGCATCGTCGTCGCCGCTGTGGCCGACAACATGGATCTGCTGGAGTGCGACCGTGGCTCGCTGCTGAAGGCGTGCCTGAGCGCCGCAGAACTGGGCCTGAGCCTCAACAAGAACATGGGTGAGGCAGACATCCTGAAGGTGTGGGATGGCCGCCTGAAGAAGAACGTGGCGCAATTCCGGCCCCGCTATAAGGGCCTGATGAAGCTGGCCATGCAGTCGGGTGAGGTGCTGAAGATCGAGAGCCGGCTGGTTCACGAGAACGATCTGTTCGAGGTTGTAGAAGGTCTGGACTCCAGCATCGTCCACAAGCACGGCCTGTCCAACCGCGGCGCGATGGTCGGTGCCTACTGCGTGTGGAAGCTGAAGAACGGCGAGACCCAGTTCGAGGTGATGAGCAAGGAACAGATCCTCGCCATCCGTGATCGCTCATCGGCCAAGACTAAGGACGGCAACATCGTCGGCCCGTGGAAGACGGACGAAGCCGAGATGTGGCGCAAGACTGTGGTCCGCCGGGCCAGCAAGTATATGCCGCTCTCGACCGAAGCGCAGCGCGCCGTGGCCGTGGACAATCAGGCGGAAGGCGTGATCGAAGCTGACGAGTATGCCGGCAGCGAAGTCGACATCACGGACTTCGAGGAAACTCCAGCTGCAGAAGTGCAGGTGCAGAGCCTCGAAGAGAAGCTGGCTGCCAAGACAACGGCAGCACCGCGCCAGAAGAAGGAACTCCACATCGACATTCTGGAGCCGCAGGAAGAAGGCGACATGGTCGATTGGGATGAATGGTGCGAGGCCGCATACGACATCGTCGCGAAGCTGACACCGGAAGAGCGCAGCGAGTGGCGTGAACTACACAACGGCTATCTCGACGAAGCCGAACTGATGGCACCGCGCGGCGCCTCGAAGCTGCGCAAACTGTTTAACTGAGGAGAGAGTGAATGGGTAAGAAATACGATCTGGTCGTCAAGGTTGGCGAATACACGGATGGACAGGGCCAGACCAAGGGCCGCTTCAAGAATGTCGGCGTCGTGATGGATGGGCAGAACGGCCCCTACATCCTGCTCGACCGCACGTTCAATCCTGCTGGTGTCGGCGGCAACGATGGCCGTGAGAGTATCATCGTCTCGATGTATGAGCCGAAGCAGGACGGCGCTCAGCCCACCCAGCAGCGGTCAGCAGCGCCCGCTCAGCGGCAGCCAGCACCGCAGCGTCCGCTGGACGACGAAGTCCCGTTCTGAGTTACGACATCTACTCGATCTGGAGGGGGGCGTCTTCGTCCTCCTCCTCTTCTTCAGGGATTAGATCGTCACGATCATCCTCGACGAGAGCGGTCCGCATTGCATCGATCATCGCCTGCCGCTTCAGTTTGCCCGCGCTGTTCAGCTTTGAATCCGGGTAAAGCTCAATGATCACGGCCTCGCGTAGCGCCTGCTCTGACGGCGGCTTGATTGCCTTGGCCATACGGCCACCGTCGACGTCCTTCTGGAACTTGTCGACGATGACTTCCATCTCTTGCTCGAATCGAGCGCGGATCCGTTCAGCCTCTGCGGCATTACCCTTGTTCTCAGCGACGACGGCGTCCGCCAGCATCTTGCTCAATCGCAATGTGTTGTTCCGTTCGGCATTGCGCGTTGATTGTTCAATACGCTCAGATGCGCGCCTACCCTGCTGCTCCCGGGCGATAGACGCAGACTGGAAACCGGCGGCGCGAGCGAACTGCTCAAACCAGCTACTCACCTCCTCAGGCTTTTTAACGATACTGCTGTAGCGTGTTCGAACCCCCTCCTCAGGATACTGCACGAATCCCTTCACTAGATCGGACGGTCCCTTGCCGATAAACGGCGAGATCAACGTCGTGTAAGCGGCAATCGGCTGAACGCCTGAGTTGCGACGCTCCATATACTCTTGGAACTTTCCAAACGTCGTTGAAATTGCCGGGACAACTGAAATCGGGCTGTTCAATTCTGGCCAAAGCGACGTGAAGCCAACACGCTGTCCGATGTTCAGGCCGGTGAGCATGCGCGTCGGGCCATAGAGTGCCGCCTCTGCAGCGCGACGTCCCTCTTCCCCATTGCCAAACATGTCAGCCAGCATTTGCTGCGCCTCCATGCGAACGTCGAGGTCTTCGCCGTCAAACAACTTATAAAGATACTCAAATGCGTTAATGGCGTCATCGCCAAGAGGTATAGCGTAAAGGATGCCAGCCACCGTGTACATGCTAAGCAGCACAAACGTGCCGGCTATTTTGCCACGCGGCCCCTGCTTTGTGAAGTTGCGCTTCAGCAGGGACATCAAGTTCAAAGGATACTGCGAGAACTGGAAAGCCACGCCGCCGGCGCCACGCATGACGCGCGGCTTATCAATCTGACCGCCCATGAAAGTCGCTGTTTCAACCATAAACTCGGCAACATCAAACGGGTCAGAACCGCGCTCCATGATCGCCTGAGCGCGCTCGTCATCCTTATAGGCATCCTTCCAATTCTTCAGGGCGGTTGGATCCTTGGCGTATCGATAAGCAGTGATGAAAGCCGCGACCTTATTCATCTCCTCCGTGACCGAGACCACGCTCGACCCGTACTGGAAATACCGCTGCATCTTTTTTTTCAACGGGCCAGCTTTCGTCAGGCCGATGCCGGCCTCCATGCCCATGAGTTCAGGGTTCATTTGAGCGCGCGTCGTGCCGCGCTTATTGGCGAGCTTCAAAGCGTCCCGCTCATCTCGCGTCAGGCCGGGGATCTTCTCAGGGTTGATGTGCAGGCCGTAGCCAACGGCACCCCTAAAGCCGCCCATGACCTGCACGCCCATGCGATAGACGTCGAGGCCAGCCGACGCCTTCATGATCATCATCTCCGGGGCCGTGACAGTCCACACTGACATGGCGTTGACAGCTGACGAAGCAATGCTGGCCCACATCGAGTTATAGAAACCAATCGTGCGCGCCGCGCGTAAAACACCCCATTCAGGGCTGTCGACATACTGATCCCAGCTTTCGGCATACTTCTTTTCCGGTGCGGCAGCCTTGCGCTTCAGGTTGTCAAAGGCCGCGGAATAGTCCTTACGATACATCCGGTCTGACACGGTCGTGGCGATGATCCGGTTGTAATCGAGCAAACGGTCCGTGAAGTTTGTGTCGTAGCCCGGGATGTCGCGCGACTCCTTCATGAACCCAGCGATGAGATCATCCATCAGGACGGAGCGCACGTTCTTGTCGAGGTCGGCGATGAAACCCTTGGCGATGGCGGCGGCATCTTTCGAGCTCACGCTCTCCACGGATTCCGCGCTGAACATGCCGCCCAGAGTCTTGTCAAAATACTTCTTCACCATCTCGCCAGAGCGAGCGTCCATCAGGTTCAGCAGCTTATCCAGCGAAGACAGATCATCGATAGACAGGCGCTTATCCATGTCCGCACCCATGCGCGAGACGACGACCTTGTAACCCTCGGTGGCGGGGTATTTGGCTTGGATCTCCTTGATCTTTGCGTCCACCCCGGGGTCTGGAATTTTTGCTGCGATCTTCGGACCGACCAGATCCTTCAGCCATTCGAGGCTGTCCAACATGACGAAAGCGCCGCTCTCCAACGATCCGTCCGGACCGTAGACCATGATGCGGGTATCGCCTGAGCGCATGAACGGGATGTAAGACGTGATGCGCCGCGCCTCCAAGGCGTCGAACAGGCGCAACAGATCATCCCGGAAAGATTCGTCCTCTACCGTGTTCATGATCGACTCACGGCTATAGGCGCCGTCGTAACCCATAGCCGTCAGGATGGACTTCGCGTTTAGCGTGTAGCGGCTTTCAAGATAATCACGGATCTCATTCAGCATCCGCGTCTCATTGGCGTCCAGCTTCAGCGTCTGGCCCGGCTTGGACAGTTCGGGCTTCATCCGGCGCTCGATGCCATCCTTGCCCTCACGCATGATCTCGCGCGTCTTGATCGAGAATGGGCGCCCAGTGTCCCGCACGGGTGTCCGAGACAGGCGCAGATATTCCAGCACCGCATTGATCTTCTGCCGCGACTCATCGGGCATCAGGTTGAGCTCGTGCAGCATTTCCTCATGCTCAGCCATGAGGAGGTTTCGCATCTTGATCTTGTTGTTCGTGATGCGGTGCATCGGCTCGAACAGCTTACTCTTGCGGGCAATCGACGAAGCCGTCGACACAAACGAAGAGCCCCAGCCGATGTTGCGGATAGGGTCAATCGTCTTCGGGGGAGGCGTCTGCCTCTCCAGAATGTTCTGCGTAATGTCGATGGAGCAGTTCGAGCCGAGCATCAGTCGCAGCCCCTATTCTGTTTCTGCAGATTCGCGCGTTCGTTCATCACCTTATCGTCTGGTTTTTGCACGGCGGCAATGGCGTCCTTCATTTCAGCAGGTGTGCCGGTGTCCATAGTTTTGAGAGCGGTCTTCTGCTCTTTGGCGATTATATCGCGGAGCCGCTTTAGCGCAGCCTCCTTGGCATCAAAAAGCCGGTCAATCTCTTTTTCAAATTCCTTGCGCGCCTTCGTTCGTCGATCCATGAAACGACGCTCATCATCCTCGTTTTGAAGAAGATTGTAATAGGCATCCTCTGCGGCGGACGTTTCGCGATAGGCCCGCTCATATTCCGTTTCGGCGACGTTCTGGTTCGATGGACGACGCGCATCCTCAATGCGGTAAAGCAGATTTTCTAACCGGTTGGACGCCGCATCAACGTCCTTTTGAGCGTCACTGCCTTCGGGCAAGTTGTTATACACGCCATCCAATTCGTCGATCAGGTTCTCTAGATCGTCGATGCTGGCGCGCATGCCTTTCGCCTCAACCGACCGCGCACGATCCAGAGCGCGCTTGGCACGCTCCCCGGCCAAAGACGACACGCTCATATAGCGCGCGCCCTCACTCTCCTGCAGCATGGTCAGGGAGTTGAACTTGCCGTCCGCCTTGGCAAGACTATCGAGCGCCTTGATCAACGGCGACGTGGCGCTAAGATTGAACAGGCCCTTGGCCTTTTCCGCCAATTCCGACAGCCAGTTACGGATCCGGGCGAGGGTCGAGTCCTTCACGTCGAACCGCTTGCGCATGATCTCGGTGGCGTTGACCGCCCAGAACTCACTGGGGTTCACGTATTGGTAGTAGGAATAAGGGACCAAACCCTGATTGATCAAGTTAATGGCGATGTCCCACCCTTTGTTCGGCCCAAGGGTTTCGTTGCCGACCGTGAATTTCGTGCGACCATGCAGTGCGCGCAGAGCCTGAAAGAACGTGTTGATAGGTGCGTTGGACTTGCCCTTCTCGGCAGCCTTGTTGAATTCACGCAGCCACGTCTTGCGGATTTCAGTCTGTACATCGGGCGGCATCATGCGCTCGGTGTGGTGCAGCATCTCGTGAACGGCAGTCGTGTCGGAGGCGCGATTCTTGAAGAGTTTAATCAGCCGGCGCGCATCATCGTACTGACCGGCTACGCCCTCTTTCTTGGTGGTGAGCGTTGAGATCGCCAGACCTTCAGCCAGATTGGGGTTGCCCTTCAGCGCCCACAGCATGAAGTCCAAGGTCTCATCGGACACATTGCCTTTACGCTTTTCGCGGAAAAGCACTTCCATAATGCGGTCTGCGCCACGCGCCCTACCCCTCTGAGCCACGCGGTAGTTACGACCATCCTTCATGTAGTCGATGTATTCGGCGAGATCCGCGACGTTGGAGGCAAGCATGCCATCATCGATGCGACCAGCCCCCCACTGCTTCAGCAGCTTGCGAACACCGCGAGACAGTGAGGGAACCTTACGGGCTTCCTCAAGCGCCTCCGCCTGCGCAGCCGGCAGGGCGGCCTCTACAGATTTAAACAGCCCATCTTGATCACGGCTGGCGTCGAACATGCCGCCTTCCTGCTGATCGAAGGCTTCCTGATTACCACGCCGCATCTGCGACTGCTGCAAGCGCGCCTGCATTTCAGCACGCTGGCGTTCGGTCATGCCTCCCTGTGGCGCGGCCTGTTCGGCGCTTAGTCCGAGCGAGCCTTCTTCGACTTGCGGAGCAGCGCCCGCAGGTTGTTCGCGGTTCGCTTGGCCTTGGCCCGCGTCTCCGGGTGCAGCCGCTTGTCCACCGACGCCCGGTTCAGCAATGCTATCTTCGATATTGGTGACAGGGCCATCGGGGAATTCCTCTTGTCCAGCATCATATTCCGAGTAGTCGCGCGCCTCGGCCATGACTTCTTCAAACTGCTCGTTCACATAATCAACGATACCCTGAAGCGGGTCGCCGTCAGCGCCAATCTTCTCAGCGATGGCGCGCATGTCGGCGTCAGTCAGATCAACGCCAAGGTCGCTGGCCTCTCTGGACACGGCCTGTACCGTCGCCTCAAAGCCGTAGTCTTCCTCCTGAGCCTCCTGCTCATAAGGACGTCCGGTGGTCGGATCGTACCTTGGCGCATCGCCGTTGATCAGATCAGCAAGCGCCGCAGGGAGAACATAGCCGTTCTCGTCAAGGGACTCGCCATAAAGGCCCCAGTCCTTAGGCTGGAAACCCATCGCAAGGTCAGAAAAGCTTTTCAGGTTCTCGTTGATCTGGCGTTGATTCTGAATCACCTTGCCATTGCGACCGCGCGTTAGCTTCTCCTTGCCGAACATGCGGCGGAGATCTGCGCGGCTATTCAACCAATCGGGATCGACGCCGGCATCAACCGCACTCTCAAAGCTGTAGCGATCTTGGCCCTTCTTAAAGGTCTTCGCGATCTGAGCGATATACGCCTGCATCGTCGTTGCGGCCTTAGGAGGGGCCGGCAGCTTCCGAGCGCGAGGCGGCTTAGCGGGGGCGGGGGCGGGGGCGGGGGCGGGCGCAGCTGTAAGCGTAGGCGCGGGTGCCGAAGCACGAGAAGCCGGGGCCTTACCAAGAACACCGCGCTGAATGACGTTGCCATCAGCGTCCACAACGGCGGGGCGCGTGACTTGGAGAGGGGGGTTATTGCCCTCGTAGTCATAAAACTGGTCAATCGTAACTTCGCGTAAGGATTTAAGTAATTCGCCTTGTAGTTGCCGTTGCCAGCCTATAATCATGTTACGACCGGGGAGAGCAAGCAGCGTACCGTCCGGAGCCGATACCACCGACATGGTCATGTTAGAACCCAGCATCTGCATGGGAATTTCCCGCACCGTGGACGCCTTAAGCCGGTCCGTAGCTTCGGGCGTCGGCTTCTCCACAATAGCTTGATATTCTTGCAAGATCGGAGCGTAGGCTTCTGGTAGGGGCGCAGGCGTAGGCTCAGCCACAGGCGCGGCAACAGGCTCAGCCACAGCCTCAGGCGCCGGACGGCGTACCTTAAACTCAGGCGGCCTTACATACGGCGGCATGCTTATCCGAACAGGCTCAGGCGCAGGCCGACCGGACGGCTGGAAAATATTCGAGGTATCGGACGGCGGCGGTGCAGGCTTCGAAGCACGGGCAGCCGCCAAATATTCCTCAAATGAGCCCGTCCCTAAGCCTATTTCAGGCGGCGCAGTCGTGGGTTCGGGCGCAGGCTGACCGGACGGCTGGAAAATCTTTGATGTGGGTGGCTCGGGCGGTGGTGCAGCTGCGGGCGCGGGGGGCGTCTCTTCCGCAACAACCTCAGCCCGAACAGGTGGAAGCCCCTCCGTAACGTCGCCACCAAACGCAACGGCGCCCAGCCCGTCCTTGGGCTCAACGGCGCCAACCTTCATCGCCGCCGAAATCTGCGCAGGATCTTCCGCAAACACATTGCCATCGGGGTCTATCAGCAGGACGCTGCCGTCCTCGTCCAGACCCTGATACGTATATTCCTGCGGGCCGCTTGGCTCCTGCAGGGTCACCTTTCCACCGACAGGGCCCAGCGCCCTTGCCAGTGCGCCCATGTCGGCAGGCGGTGGAGGAGGAGGCGACGGACGCCTCGACGCCGCGCCAGCTTCAGCGCCGGGCTCTTCAGGTGGCGCCTCTTCAGCGGTCGCACGCGGCTCCCGTTGCAGCGTCTGCGCCACCTTGCTCGCGCCAGCAAGCACAGTGGTGGGAACCAGTGTTGCAATCGCCGTCTCACCCAGCGCGTTCGGCAGTTCCTTAACGTAGTCAGCCCACGTCTTGTCTGGGTTCGCAATCGCCGTATCAACTGCGTTTTGCAGGATTGTAGCGACAGCTTCGCTCGGCAGTTCACGGCCTAGATACTGCTTAATGAAGCTGCCAAAGCCCACTTTGCCAAGAATTTTCACGGCCCTGTTAAGAGGAAGAGCTTCCGTGCCTAGTTCAATGCCGGTTTCAAGGCTGGTTCCAAGAGCCGCCTCCCCAACCGACGCACCACGCTCACGGTATTTTTGATATGTCGCGGGAGCCGTAACGGCTGCAATGTTGGCCAACGCCGGGATAGACGTTTCCTTGATGACACTCGCCACGGTGCCCGGCAAATTCTGAATGAAGGAACTCGTGCCGCTATACAGACCGCGTCCGAGCATCGTGTCGAACTCAGGCTCCGCCATCTGCACGTTGGTTTGCTGCTTAGCAGCCTCCATCTGCGCCTGAGAACGCGCGGCGACAGGACCGAATGCGCGAACTCGAGCAGCCTCGCGCGCCTTTTCCACAGGGCTTTTTAGTTCGTCGCGGATCTCTTCAACCGCTTTTTCAAAATACGCCGGAATTGCCGCCGTCGCTGCGCCGATCCCCTGAAGCGACGTGAGAACTCCACCCTCTGGACGCTCCGGCGCGCTAATAGCCTCAGGCTTGCGGCCCGGGAGGATCTCACGCTCAATAGCCAGCTGGATCTGGTAAGGCGTCATGTTATCCGGGAATCGGACGTCACCTCTTCCCGGAATCCGAACGATAGGCATCTACGCCCCCTTACCTAACCGGCTGCAAACCTCTTCCCGGGGAATATACAAAACTTGGCTTAGGTGTGCTACCCGTCGCAGGGGAGCCGCCGCCAGTTTTAAGCGCCAACAGTCGCTCATCGATATCCCTGATTGCTGCTGCAATCTCCGCAGAGCCGGCACCGCCAAACATTTTTGCCTGAGCCGCTTTAATGGCGTAATCATTCCGCTTCAGTATCAGCTGCTGAATCTTCGTTTGCCGCTGGTTTTCCGTCATGGGCTTGTCAGGATCGGAGCCGCTCGTTTGACGGCCTTCGCCGCGCAGATACGCAGCATAATCCAAATCCTTCCTGATCCCTGCAGCCTCCCTTTCCGGCGCAAACTTCGCCTTAGTGACCGCCTCATCCGCCGCGGCCTGCTCAGCACTAAGCTGCGTCGGCAGCCGCACCTCCGTGACCGCTTCCTCCCGCGCCGCTCTGCCCATGCCCACAATATCACGCGCACGTTGCAGGGCGGCCTCACGGGCCTTCTCCTGCATATTATAGCGGTCAATCATCGCCTGATCGCGCGCCTCAGCGATGTTTTCGGTACCCTCTTCAAAGCCTCGGCGACTCTGATCGTAGCCGCCGAAGCCAGCCTGCAGAATCCGCGTTATAGCTTCAACATCCGTCTCACCGCGACGACCCTGTGCGCCCGCTGCGCCGGCAGCCAGCAGAGCGGCGAACGGTGAACGCGCCTTCTGTTCGGCCAGCAACTCCTCGCGCCGCGTAAGACGTGCCTGACGACCCTCCATAGCAGCCCGCATCTCTTCGGGGATCTCGGCTTCCGGGCCTTCCTCGGCCTGCACCAGATCCTGAAGCTGCTGCGCCTTGCTCCGCAGGGTCTCAATGCGAATCTGCGCCATCTTGTCTGGCTTTTGCCCGGCCATCGCGTCCTGAGCGGCGGCAATGTCGGCCAGCGCCGCGTTCAGCATGGGCCGATAACGCGACGAACGTGGAGCCGGACGCTGCGGAGCCACCGGCAGTTCCTGCGGCTGCGGCTGCGCTGCCATCTGCGCCGCTGCTACCGGCAGTTCCTGCACCGTCGACTTTGGAGCAACAAACGGCACACCCGGCTTCGCGGTCGCAGCAGGCGTCAGGGTGCTCGGCTGAGCCGCCATCAGCGCAGCGCCAATCGCGGTCTCAGGAGTGGCGTCCCCGGTCGCCGCAGATCGAGCAAGCAGGCTCTGAATCAAGGAATCGCGGTCGTTAACGCGCGCCCGACCGGCCTTGATGAGCTCATCCGCAAGAAGCCGCGCGGTCTGTGGGGTAATCCGTGCCATCAGCGCACATCCTTCAGCCAGCCGAGCCCGTGCATCGGGCTCTTAATATTACGCTTCCCATCCTTGACGGGGCTTTCAATCGCGCCGCCCTCTTTCTTGAACAGGCCGGTTAGCCAACCAGTCTTGCCGAACGCGCCGGTAGAACCCAGACCGCCGGCAATCGTCGCAGCCAAGCCCAGAGCGGAGCCCAAGCCAGACGTGCCCGGCTCATTGCGGATCGACGTACCCGATCCCTGAGCGGAAGGCGTGCCGCCAATGCCTGCCAACTGCTGCAACTGCGTGAGCGGGTAATCGCGCTGACGCTCGAAGTCGCCATACGCCAGATTCGCGGACGTCTGCGCCAGTTCCTGACGCTTCGCACCGATGGACTCCAGACCAGACAGTTCACGCAGGCGCTGCTGCTGAGCCGTGTCGCCCAGCTGCGCATACTGCTGCGCCCCTGTGAGCGCGCGGCTGGCTTCGGTGCCATACAGATCAGCGCCCGACTTATACGCGTCGGCCATCGCTTCCATCTGCTTGCCGAGCGCCTGACTCTGCGTGTCGCGAACCGCACGGCGCATGAACTCAGCACTGCGCGAGCCGCCGAACGTGCCACTGCCCACGAAGGTGCGATTAAGCTGCGGCAGAATATTCTCAGACAGGTTGCGCGCTGCCGTCGACCCGATCCCAGAGATGACGTTCTGGATGTACGGGTTCATGTACTGCTGCGAAACGCCGGGATCCGTGAACGATCCCGTGCCGCGACCGAGAGCCTGCGTCGCCGAACTCAGGTAGGGCTGGTATGAGCCCATGCCCTGCTTATACAGGTCAAACGCCTGCTGCTGCTCCTGCTGGAACGGCGCGATGCGGGCGACGTCATACCGCTGATACGGCTGCGAAGTGGCAGCTTCCGCCTTGGTCAGAAGGTTCGTGGCGTAATCAGTATACCACTGCGGCAAGATAGTCTGGGTCTGGGTAGTCTGCGTAGCCATTACACTGCACCTCCGACAGCCTTCAGCATATTCTTAATTCCACGCTGCGGCTTCGCAATCTTTTTCACGTCTTTACGTCCCGCCTGCTGACGCACCATCTTCCGCATACGGTCAAGGCGGCGGACGCCTTCAGCGTTCGAACCATCGCCAAGATCGGAGACATCCTGCGCACTCCAGACATACTCGCCGTCAGAAAGCCAAGCGGGGATCTTGTCCTCCTGACCACTGCCGATGCCCTTGACCTGCCCCGGACCCATGTGGCCGCCACCCTTACGATACTCAATAAGGTGCCTTACCATATCGTCGTCGACTTCACCACCTTCGGCCAATGCGGGGCCGTCGGTTATAGTGCGGGTTCCGAAGAACTGACCTTGATCGTTAATGCCGTAGTTCTCATACCCCGGATTCGCTGCCCGGATCTGATCGAGCGTCACCGGAGCGCCCGCCGTGGTCGTGGTTACGTTGCGGAAACCGTAGTACTGGCCATCGGGACCCTGTTCGATACGAGTAAAGCCCGGATTCGCAGCCTGATAATCAGCAATCGTAGGCGCGCGCGTCGATGCCGGTATCGTGCGCGTCCCAACATACTGCCCAGTCGGGTTCAACGTAATATTCTGGTAGGTGGGATTCGCCGCGCGAACCTGTTCCAACGTCATGCCGGGCGTCCCAACAACGTCAATTGTTCTCACCCCGGAATACCGCCCAGCGGCGTCCCGCTCAATGCTCTCAAAGCCCGGGTTGAAAAGCCCGTAGTCTGCAACCGTCGGATCAAATGTGCCACCCGCAGTCACGCGCAGGCCAGTCGCCGGCGTCCCGCTTGCAGTGTAGCCGGGAATGGGTTCGCCAAACCACCGACCATCGGCGGCCTGACGAATGTTGGTGTAACCGGGGAAGGCGGCTTGAACTTCAGCGGCGGTCGCGGCGGGGCCCGGTGTACGAGCCGTCGTCGTGCCAGTCGTTGTAGTGCCGGTTGTTCCCGTCGTTGTGGTGCCGGTTGTTCCCGTCCCGCCAATGCCGGTCACGGTGCCAGTCGTAGCGGGCGCGTTACGGAAGAAATCAAACTCGCCTTCGCGCTGACCATAGGTGAACGGATCAAAGGTTGCAGGATTTCGAATCCGACCACCACCGATTCCTCCCCGGGTAAGACCGGGGCCGGGATCCAGAGTGCCCCCACCACCATCGCCGCCAACAGCCTCAGCGAGCAAACCAATCAGCGGCGTGAGGCCACCAATAGTTTTTAGCGTGGACAGGACTTTCTGCTTCGTAGTCGGGCCCGCTCGGCTGTCGCCAATGATGTCCGAAATAATCTCAGCATCGATCACGCTCTGCGGCAGGAGGTTTAGCGGCTGACGTTGCTCATTGGTGCTCGTATTCGAGGACGTTTGACCCGGCAGAATAACGGTTTCGGTGCGCGTTCTTGGGTTCGTATTTGTGTTTACAGTGGAGCCGGGAATCGTATCCGTGTTTACAGTCGAGCCGGGAATCGTATCGTTACCTGCGCCGCCGCGGATCGTATCCGTGTTTACAGTGGCACCGGGAATCGTATCGTTACCTGCGCCGCCGCGGATCGTATCCGTGTTTACAGTGGCACCGGGAATCGTATCGTTACCTGTACCGCCGCGGATCGTATCTGTCCTCACAGTGGCACCGGGAATCGTATCGTTACCTGTACCGCCGCGGATCGTATCTGTCCTCACA